GCCCCGTCTGGAGTGAGCCGGACTGACGTAGCTGGTGGTCGAGGGCATCGACGAGGTCTGAGACCCGCTGCTCCTGAACAGCGGCCAGAAACTCCTGCGGATCAACTGCTTGAGGATTCTTGGCATGGGCGTTGATGAAGTCCTGGATGTCGGAGATCTTCGGATTATCGAACTCCCGGGCGGCCGTGCGGACGGCGTCGGTGAAGCGCTTCCACTCCACGGGATCGACGTTAGGAGGAGCCTTGGGGCCGAGCTGGGGTGTCTTCTGCGGGGCAGTCTGGCCTCGACCAAACTTCCCGGAGCGGACATCGTGCAGCGGGTTACCGGAGGCCTGCCCCGGCGCGACCTTGGAGATGTTGGCCGGGGCCACGTTGGCCAGCAACAGCACCGGCATGCCGTTCTCGTCGATGTCTATCGACACAGCGCTTCCGCCACGGCGGCCACGTACTCGCGCTCGTCGGCCTCAGAAACATTCTCGGCCAGCATGATCGTCTCGGTCTCAGCGTCGTAGCGACCGAGCACGCCCTCGTCGAGATCAGCCCGGCGCTCGATGCTCAGGTTGGTGACCGGGAGGATGCGCCAAGCGAGCGTGCCATTGGGATGTTCGCGCTCACGCAGAGCCTCGTCAGGCGAGAACAGTTGCCCGTTGCGTTCCATGCAGTCGCGATCTGTAGGACCATGCTGCGCGTCAATGGCCTGGAGGGTGTTGGCTCCGGCGGCTTGGGCGGCGAGGGCTGTGGCGGCGTTGTAGACATCTCGAACCTCAGTGCGGACGAGACGGTCAGATTTCCAGTCGGGGAAGTCTACGAAGTGCTCGCGCGCCCGCTGGGTCAGCTCCGTCAGCTCGATCTTCGGATTCTCAGCGAGCGTAGCGGCGACGAAGTCCCGTAGCTCGGTGCGCGTAGTCGTGGCGACCTCAGTGGCGATCTCGGCGATGTGGCTGTCGATCCAGGCCTCCACCTCGGTGTCGTCGAGCTGGCCGGAAAGTTTCGAGCGGCTCAGCTCGACCTTGGCCGCCCGGCTGAACATGCTCTGGAAGATCTCCTTGGTGCGTTGCAGCGTCGGCACCCAACGCTTGGACATCTGCCAGTCGGCGATCAGCTTTGTGGCCTTGGCCATCCAATCCCTGGCCGCCAGCTCGACGGTCTCCACCTCGGTCTCGTCGGAAAGATTTGCCTTCTCCAGCGCCGCCAGCGCGCTCGCGTACTCATCTGCATAGAGGTCGTGGTAGAGCGACCAAAGCTGCCGGGCGAAGCCCTTGATCGCCTTATCAGAGTAGTGCGGCGTGTCGGGCAGGGACTCGATGAACTTGGTCCCCGACGTCGAGAAGATCACGATCGGCTCGGGCGGCCCGGCGATGTAGGAGAAGCCGGTTGAGGATGGAACCACCCCCACACCGCCGGGTGCTGGTGTCACTGCCGGTGGTTGTGCAGCCTGCGCTGCGGCGGTGATTTCTGCCTGTCGGCGCTGCTGCTCGGCGAAGTCGGCGATCGGCACGCCCGCCTCCAGAAGCACCTCGTGAAGATCGACCAGCTTGAGCAGCTCGACCACGCCCTCGGGCTGCTGGCCGATGAGCTGGATCACCTGCTGAGTGAAGGCCACATCGACGTCGGCGAACCCCTGCATGACGAAGTTGGCCGTGCCCGCATTCTGGAGAAAGTCAGGGTAGTTGACCGCGAGCCACTGCGGGATCAGCCAGCGGTTGATCGACTCGACGATCTGCGCCGACAGCACGGCCTGAGACTCAGTGAAGCTCGACTGCATCTCAGCGGCGACGTTGCGCGAGGAAGTTCCACCGCGCCCCTCGAAGAAGGCCTGCTCGGGCACCGCCAGCGCTCGGATCTTGGCGATGTCGAGGTACTCGAAGCTCTTGTCGAACGGATCGAAGTTGGTGGCGTTCTGGGTGAAGTCGATCTCCCACTGGCGGATCGTGCCCTTGCCGGTGGCGTCCTCGTAGACCTCGGAGGGGAGCGCGATCACGCCGCCGGAGCGCATCCGCTCGCCCATCGTCAGGGCGTAGTCGGAGTAGCTCGTCGTCGCTCCGGTGGTCTCGTCCACGAACTCGCCGTCCGGGTGGTAGACGAGCACGCTCGGGTCGGCCTTGCGCTCAAACGCGCGGTCGGCGATGGCCCACCGGAACCAGTAGCTCCACCAGTACCGGTAGGCGTAGCCGAGCCGGGGATAGCCGTAGATCGAGCCGAAGTTCTGCTCGCGCTCGTGTGTGACCCACAGCGAGTGGTAGAGGTCGATCTTGTAGGCGGTGGTGATCCCTGACGTCGTCGGCGGTGTATAGGCCTGCTGGGAGGGGTCGAAGTCGATCCCGTTGAACGACCCATCCCCGGCCCAGATCGGCTCGCACGCCTCGGGCTGGAGCGTCACGAACGGCTTCCAGCGGATCGGCTGGATGCCGCCTTGGGACCAGATCGGCTGCTCGGTCTGGGTGCCGGTGTTCTGGTCGGTCTGGATGTAGGTGCCCGCCGGGATGCCCAGCTCGAATCTTTTCGCCAGCGGTTGGAAGCCCAGATCGAGCGAGTTGCACCACTGAAAGACGTAGGTGGCGTAGATCCGGCGCAGGTCGTAGTCGAGATGCGCGGCGACCTGGGGATTCGGCCCGTTCTTGTCCTTGGCGTTGATGTTCCACTTGGCCCTCACGTGCGGCGTCTTGATGAAGTTGAGCCCGAACGAGAGCATCGGGTCACGGCGCATCGCGCGCAGGCGCGAGAGCGGGATGTGCTCGACCTCGAACGGATTGCCGAGCTGGTCGGCGGCCTGCCGCCAGTTGGCGAAGATCGCCTGCTGCTGCTGAGAGGGAGCCTGCTCCTTGCCAGCGACCGACGAGCGGATCGCGGCGGCTTCCTGGGGCGTGATGTCGCCGGGGACAACGCCGCCCCCACCGCCGCCCGCTTTGGCACCGTTGGCTCCCGAAGTTCTAGTGATCTTCACCGGAGGCATATCTACCTCTCACGCACGAGCGGCCCGCCCAGAGACTTGCGCCAGTTGTCGAATTCGCTCTCTTCTCTGCCCCGGTAGCCTATCGGCCCACTGGGAGGCCGCACAACGGTCACCTGAGCATTACGAGGAATCGAGGTGGCCATCGGACGTGTCCCGGATCGCAGGGCTCGGCGCTTGATCTTCTTGATGTTGGCCACGGCGTAGCGGAAGTCCGACATGCAGTGGTTGAACTCGTCGATCTGCTTGCCGGTCTGGGGATCACGCCGCCAAGCCAAGCCCTCCTTGCAGAACATCGGGCAGCGGATGACATCGACGAAGAAGAGATCGTCATCGATGAACTCCTTGATCGCCTTGATGTGCTCGTCGAACTCGCGCGTCGTGTGCCACTTGGTGTAGAGATGGATCTCCTTCCAGTCCATCCGCGCCGACTTGCCCTGGGGGTCGGCGAAGCGCTCAAAGACGCGGAACAGCGGAAAGATTCTGCGCCAGTAGTCCTCGCGTGCCTTGACCAACTCGCCCAGCGCGGAGTTGCCGATCTCGGCCTTGTAGATCTCGTCGAAGCAAACGAGTGAGCCCTCCCTGAGCCGCTTGCGCTCCTGGAGGAACGTCGTCACCTCGATCTCGTAGCGGAGGAGCTGGTACCAGTTGACGGCGTGGGGGTTGGTGCCGCCCCAGTCCACCGACTGGAAGATCGGGCCGTTGTTGGGGTCGGGCACGTAGTTCCGCAGCCCGTTGCGCTGCTCGGAGAACGTCGGCATGTAGTGGTGGCGCATCTCGGGCTTGGCGCAGAGCTGCTGGCACTCGAACGTCTCGCGATCGTTCTCCTTGAACTGCTTGGCCAGCTCGACGTGCGGCTGCCAGCCCCGGGAGCGGAAGAAGTCGCCCTTGCAGACGTCGCTGAGCACCCGGGGCGTGCCGTCATCCCACTCGCCCTTGCGGACCAGATGGCACTGACAGATCTCCAGCGGGTTGCGGCCCAGCTCGCGGAGCCGGGCCTGGCGGCGGAAGACGTTGGTCATCCTACAGTTAGGCTGCTCCGCAGCAGTCTCCTTGATACACCATATATACAGCTTGCGAGGAGGCTTGTAGCCCTCCTTGATGGCTCGGGTGATCTCGTCGATCAACTCCTGCACGCGGCCGTTCGGCCCCTTGCGCGTGCTCGTGGCGATATCCTGGGGCCTGACCAAGCGACCGTCGGCGAGTATCCGGCTGACCGTCATGTTGCGCGATTCTCGCCACGTCCCGTCGTCCATCAGCTCGATCTCGTCGGCATGCGCCTTCTGGGGGTGCGGGCCGTTGACGGCAGAGGGTGTGCCCGGCAGCACCTCGACCCGGGAGCCGGTCTTCCACAGCGTCTCGCGCATCAGCGAGGAGACGATCTCCGGGCGGCGCTCGCCCTCGGAGTCGTAGATCCAGCCCTTCAGGTGGGCGTAGCAGCGGAGCGACTGAGCCTCAGTGGCCCCGAACGTGCATGACTCCGTGCCCGGCTTGAACTTCGAGTTGAGCCAGTGGAGGATCGCCACCATCAATGTCTTCGCTCCGCCTCGATTGGCCACGCCCAACCCGGCGTCAATGCGCTCGAAGTAGAGATCGGCGAGGAACACGAAGGGCGGGTCGTGGCCCTCGCACACGGCCACGCGCGGGATGTCGAAGTGCAGCTCGGCCTTGATCCAGGCGTGCAGCTCGTCGTCGGTCTGCGGGCCGTACAGGATCAGCCGACGTTCCAGCTCGGCCTGAGCGTTGAGCATCTCCTCCAGCTCTTGGGTGGAGAGCTGCTTGAGCAGCTCCACCATGCCTTCGGGGCTACTGGGTAGCGGCTTCGGCTGGGACGACATCCTCGGCGACGACCTCCGCGTCTATGACGCCCACCTCGGATTCGAGCTGCTTGCGCAACAGCTCGGCGGCGGGTCCGGCGGTCAACTTCTCCGCGAGGATGGCGATTAGCTCATCGCGCGAATGCTGCTTGGCGTCCTCGGCCTCTTCCTTGATGTCGAGCTTGCGGTTCTCCTGCTCGACGTCCAACCACGCCTGGGCCGCCTTCAGCCGCGTGCCCATCGGCTGGCCGGAGTCGATCGCGGCCTGGAACACGGCCACGATATCGGCGGCGTGCTGCGCGGCGGATTCGGCTACGTGGTCGGCGGCCGTCTTCTTGCGGTTCTTGCGCCGTGTCTCGGCGGCCTTGGCTATCGCTTCCGGAGTCCGAGACTTCTGCGGCCCCCAGACGCCTGTTCGGTGCCGCTCCTTGGCCAGCTCGGAAAGTTTCTGCCGGTTCTCCGGCGACATGTTTTTCGAGCGCTTGACCGACGAGATCTTCGGCAGCTCAGTCACAGCCCCGAAGAATACCTGACAGTCACGCAGCTAGCTCAAGCAGGGGTTCGTCTTGCTCGTAGAAGTTACCTGAATACAGATCTACTATGGACATGGACCCTTCGTAGGTAAGACACTTATCCACAAAGCCCGCGCGCACGGTCGTGCCAGCCAGTGCCCGCTTCAGCGATTCCTCGGCCACGCGACACGCCATAGCCAGCTCGGCGAAGGTGTTGTAAAGCGTCGTACCCAATCGCTCCTGCACCCACAGATCGAAGGGCACGGTCGAGACGCGGACGTCCGGTCCGGCATTGCGCTTAGCGATCCGCTTCTCGTCGCGTGGAATACCACGTTTCCGGCGGTGGGCCTCGGCGTAGATCCGCTCGTACTCCCGGCGCAGCTCAACCCACTCAGGATCTTTCCGGAACTCCCGGTAGCGCTCGCGGGCGCGTGCGAGCCGCTGCTCGTGCGTCTTGCCCGGCTTGCGAGCCTCGAACGGCTTGCCACGGCGTCTCATTCCGGCGGCGTAGCGGCAGCGAATGCGCTGACAGGTCATGCAGATCGATTGC